TCAACAGTAAATAAGTATTTACCATGGTGCCATTTTTTGTCTTTTCCTATGTATTTACCTGATTGAGATTCTAAAATATCGTAAGCAGTAACAGCAGGATAATAACTAAAACTATTCCATAACTCCAACTCATCAAGTCTACGTCTAGGAACTTTTTCTGGGTCAAAGCCTCTTTGTATGAAGGCGCTAATCGGGAGACGGTAAAAGATAGCACCGTTTTCCATAATTGCATGCCATAAGATAGCACGACCTGTAATACAGCTAAGACCAAAGATAATGCAGTCTTCAACTTCTCCATGATGTTTTTTAAGATCATATAAATATTCCCTTCTTATCTGTGCATATTCCACAGGTATGTTTGCATTTAAATAAGCCATAGTCAATCATTTTATGGAGCCCCAGTTGGGTCCAGATTCGTAGTCTACCTTATTTGGAATCTTTAAGTCAACTGCGTTTTCCATAATCTCCTTAATTTTTTCTGCGTTGTCACTGACAGATATATCAAGTTCATCATGTACTTGTATATGTGGTATTATACCCTCTTTATACAAATCTAACATTGCTTTTTTCGTCATGTCAGCTGCGGACCCTTGTATTAATTTATTTAATGCTTTGTATGTAAATGCTCTTCGAGTAGGATTGTTATGCCAATAATTTTTTTTACCTGTATCAGTGCCATCTTCATCTAATAATGTTGGACCCATTTGTTGTAATTCTAACATTCTTTCATGGTCTTCTGCAGGCACATATTTACCCCAGTCATCACCTCGTAAGACTGGTTCATATTTAGGAAATCTACATCTTCTACCAAGTAAAGTTTTTATTTGTCCTTTTGATGATGCTGCATTCATTAATCTATTCATTAATTGTTTAACAAAAGGAACTTTTGCATGATAACGTTCTGACAAAGTGTTTGCTTTGTCTTTTGATACTCCAAGCTCTGCTTGTAATTTAGCTTTACCCATACCATAAAATAACCCCAGGTTAATTACTTTAGCTTGATCTCTTGGTATCTCTGCCATTTCTGCTACAATTTTATGAAAGTCTGTATTTACATTTGTATCGTAAGAATCTGCAATAGGATTCACAGACGCTAGACCAAAACGCAAGGCGTAGTGAGCTACAAGTCTTGGTTCTTGTTGCGAGTAGTCAAAGCACCCCCAGCTGTGTCCTTCCTCTGGTATAAATAATGATCTTATCATTGGACCTGTATCTGGATCTCTTGCAGGAATTTGTTGTAGGTTAGGATTGGTGTAACTAAACCTACCCGTAATCGTACCACCATCATCTGATCTAATCTGATTTATCTCTGCATGTATTCTACCATTATGTTCATGTTTTAATATCGTATCAATGAAGGTTGTATTAACCTTGTTAATCTTTCTTGCTTCTGCTATCATCTTTACAATAGGATGTTCATGATTAGAAAGGAAATTTTTTGTAAATGAAGGTGAACCTGTTTTCTCAGTTTTTTCGTAAGGTAGTTTTAATTTATCAAAAACTTTCGCGATCGATCTTGCAGCCCATATTTGAGTATCTATTCCTGTTTCTATTTGTACTTTGTGTATCAGCCGTTCTTCTCGTCGGGTTAATTCTTTTTTTAATTGATTCGCTGCTGTCACGTCTACCCGCACCCCTAGGAAACGCATATCAACCAGACAAGGAAAAAGATCGGTTTCAAGATTAAAAATATCTTGTAGGTCTTCTTCTATAATTTTCTTTTTAACACATTGCCAAAGTTCAAAAGTTAACTCTGCATCTTTTTCTGCGTACGATCCAACTTCACTTGCAGGTAATTTCCACATGTCAGCCTTTGGATCTAATCCTCTTGACTTCGCTGCTTCATTTAAAATTCTTTCATTTTTACCTTTGTTTAAAAAATGCCAGGACAAAGTGTTAAGTGTATAAGAAAATCTATTTTCATCTAACAATGAACATGCAATCATCGTATCTACAATTAAACCATTGATTTTTATACCTAAATTACGTATCCAACATACGTCATACATTGCGTTGTGAAATATTTTTGTAGCGTTTGTATCACAAATATCTTTTAACCATTCCAAAGTTTTTTTTCTATCACAATTGGGACCTTCGCCATGTGCAATTGGAAAATACCAACTGCCATTTGGAACAGCCACTGCTATTCCAACCACCTCTCCTCTTCCAACAATCGCACCTGATCCAATAGTTTTTAAATTAGGATCTCTTGTTTCTAAGTCGATAGCTATTTCATCGTATTGTCTTAAATCAGGATACTCTTTGTGAGCAACCCATTCTGTTTGAGGTAGTATCATTTTTTATCCTTTGTTATTATCCATCTAAGTGTTGAAGTTGTTGGATCAAAATTATCAAATTTAGCACTACAACCAGATAACAATATTAATATTATAATTAATCTCATTTTATATTTCTTATTACGTAATATATTATTACAAGACCTATCGCTAAACAAATCATGTTATAAGCAAACATACCTAGTCCGTATCCTGCTGTCATTTTTTATCTTTCATCTTTTTCTTTTCTAATTCACAATAATGAATTATTTTGTCTAAATCTTTTATTCCGTCTTTTTTTAGATATCTGCAAACGTATTTTACAACACACCCCTGAAAAAAAGAAAGATTGTTTTTAGAAATAAACTCGTATGGTTGTATGGTATAATTTTTATAGTGAGATCCCCCAACCTGTCTGTCTTGTGGGAACGCATCATCAAATATATTTTTATCTGTCATAGTTGGTATTCCTTTGATTTCTTTTTTGCTCTCAACATGTATAAGTTATTTCTTGCTCTCGTACTTCCTACATACCACACTCTATGCTCTTCATCCTGTTTGTCAATACTTAAGCGTATACCTTTTTGTACTTTAGTGCTTTGATGCAAAGATAGTATGACATTATCTTCTTCACCACCTTTTGCTGCGTGAATTGTAGAAACAAATACTCTTGCTGGTTCTGATAATTTTTCATTATAAGTTAAAAGGTTTCTAATGTAAATTACCTCTTGTTGATTAGCTGCTGTAAAAACTTCATACCAATTTTTATCTTTATTCCAAAACTTAGAATCAGGTATATAATCTTTTATATCTTCAATTTCATTTGAGTCTATGTCTTCTCCAATGGACCATTTACTGTAAGCTAAAGCTGCTTTGTATATTCCAACTGTAAAACTTTTACCTTTGTTACTTTGATAATAAATATTTTTTCTTTTTAACTCTTGCATTATGTCTAATAAATTGCTTTTAGTTCTAGATAGAATTAACCATTTACCTTTTCTTAAATCAATCTGTCCTAAGTTAGTAATGTAATCTGCATTACCTTCAAAGTTTCTTGATTTGTATTCTTTATGTTTCCTGATGCCTGCTATACGATTTACTGGTATTGATGATTGTAACTGTACAGCTTTTGATACTCTTCTTGATTTTTGTAATACTATTTCTTTTGCGGGTTCTTTTATAAATCTATTGACGTCAGCTCCGGCCCAAGCAAAGATAGCTTGATCATCATCTCCTGCTAAATAAATATCTTCTGCTTTTGTTTTTAATACATCATACAATTTCCATTGTAATGGAGATAGGTCTTGTGCTTCATCTATAAATATAGCTTTAAAGTTAGGGAGCTCTTCTTCTTTATCAATAATGTTGTGTATCATGTCATTAAAATCTAGTATGTGACTTTTCTTTTTAAATTCTGTTAGATTTAAATCTATATGTTTTAACGTATTCCAATCTATTTCTTTTCTATCGTGTTCGTTTCTATCAAATAATTCTCTCACACTTATATCCAGGTTAATAGCTTTGCCAATCATTTGAAAATAAGGATTGTTACAAGTTAAATAATGTGTCTCTTCTTCATTATATTTATCACTAAAGTTTACACGAATACCTAAAGTCCTACCTAACTCTTCGTAGTGATATGGTTGCATTACATCTTTTTCTTCTAAATTTAATTGATGATAACAAAATGCGTGGAGGGTTTGGAAGAACGGAACTTCTCTGTCCGATACTCCCACCCTCTTACGTGCTTCCCCAGACGCCTTCTTCGTAAAAGCAAAGTAACCTATCTTATGATAAGGAGTGCCTGTTCTAACATAGGCCTTTACTCTTTGAAGTAATCGGTGTGTCTTACCTGTACCAGGTGGACCAAATATTTTAATTGTCTTTCCCATCAGTGTGTTTAAACGTATCGTTTAATTTTCCTTTCCATCCATAAGTTCCATGATGAGTTGT